TAGTAGATGGAGGAATAAAGGAAGAAATAGCACATGCTATTTATATGCACATTCATACTCCAGATACTAAAGGAAATGTTGAGGTAAATGTTCCAACATCTGTACCAAATCATTATGAAGTTATAAGATTTGACAGACCAACTCAAACAGAAATTGAATATAAATTGGATATAAAAAGTGCTGATGAATTGAAAATCAAAAATTTAATTGATGAGTATATTAATGAAGCTGGAATAGGTGCTTTACTATCAAATGGAACATTCTTATATGAGTATCTTTATAATAAAAACTATAAATATACAGATTTTGACTTAAAGTTTAGAAAAAAAAGTACTCTTATTTGGAGTAATTCAATTCAATTAAATTTTAATGAAATACCAAAGAGTGCTGGGAGAATATAATGATTGATGAAGTTATTAAGGGTTTACCTTTGCATTTTCAAAAAGAAAATACAATTAAATTATACAAAACTTTGAAGCCTGTTGTTGAATATATAGATGACTTAATAGAAAATTTAAAAAATCAAACATCTTTATTAAAATGTTCAGGAATATTCTTAGATTTTATGGGTGAAAGATATGATGAAAAGAGAAATGGTCGAGATGATGAGACTTATAGACAAGCATTAATTATAAAAAAAATGGCACTTGATGGATTACCTAATACAGAGTTTTTACTTACATTAACAAGAGAACTTACTAATAAAGAAGTTACAAAATTGAAGACAAGACCATTACAAGAAGTAGCTAGTCAGCTACTTAAAATAAATATGGTTGATGATTTAGAGGTTATTAACAAAATGCCTGATTTAAACAAAGTTTGTGAAGTTGGAGCAAGAATGTATTGGGAGCTTGAAATTATCAACAATAAAAGTAATCAATACTATTCATCAATAGTTGAGAATATAAAAAAAATAGAGATAAAAGCTGAGTTTAAACTAGATCAAACAATGAGAATAAATTCAAAGTTAAATACTGCTCAAGGGATAGGATTTACTAAAATAATCAAGATAGGAGGAACTAAATAATGAGTTATTTTGAAGGCTTAAAGCTAACAAAAAAAGGTGAACAACTTCAAGCTAAGATAAATGGAAATTTATCCGAAACTCTAACTTTTACAAAAGCAAAGTTAGGAAGTGGTTCAATAACTTCAAATGATGAGATTAGATTCTTAACAGATGTAAAAGAAGTATGGGGGACAGCTAATGTAACTAGTTGTAAGATACAGGGAGATGAAAAAAATATAGTAGCTATAGAACTTCAATTTTCTAATGCTGAGCTAAGAGAAGATAAAATCTTCAGAGAAATTGGACTTTATGCACAAGGAAATGAAGGTGAAGAAATTCTTTATGCTTATGCTAATGCTGGAGATAAATATGATTATATTCCATTAATGAAAGATAGTCCACATTCTTTTATAATAGTAATTTATTTCAATATAACAAGTGGTTCAAAAGTTGATGCCAAAATTGACTTACATAGTTACGTATCACTTCAAGAGTTTAATGAAGGAATGAATAAAAAAGTAAATAAAACAGACTATGCTTCAGCTGAACAGTATGGAATTGTTAAGTATGGAACTCAAGAAAATACAGCACTAGAAGGAAATAAATTTACTCAAATGATGGGAAAAGATTATGGTGGAATATTAAATGAAATAGGATTAAAAGAAGTCGGAAAGACCTACTTTGATAAAAATACAAAGAAATTATATTTATGCAAGAATAATAATTCAGATATTTCAGCAAATATTAATAATTATATAGCTATGGACAGTCATTCAATTCTTGAGAGATTGGAAAATTTCTCTAAATATGAATTTAAAAACAACTGGGAACAAATTATAAATTGCGATTCTATGTCTGCACAAATAATAACTGTGGGAAATATACTTGTACAAATTCTTACATATAACTTTAATAGAAAAATAGGTAAAACTAGACTAACTTTTCCAAAAACATTTAGTGCAACACCATTTGTTACAATAACTGATAACGATAGTGCTGTAGCTAGTACAAGTTTAGATTATGCAATAGGATGGAGCACAGCCTCATATGTAGATATTAGTAACGTAGTAGGTGGTTTTACTATGCTTTCAATAGGTATAATTTAAAAATAATATAATAACAATTACTCATTCTACTGTTACAAATTCTACAGCAGATAATAATTTTATCGCACAAATTTTATCTGTAAATAGTTAAGTTAAATTTTATTTTAAAAAAGTTGTTAATTGCCCCATAAATGTATTTTTAAGGGGTACTTGATTATTAGTAGAGTTAACTATTAAAACATTGTTAACTATACTAAATTGCCCACTACTTCCATTATTTCCTGTTATAGCTGATACTGTATCGTAGCAATCATAAGGTAAATTGCATATATATCTAGTTCCATAGTTTAATTGTTCTACATTGTATGTAGATGCAGCTATAAGAATTAACCTACCATACCGACAGATAGTGAATTTAACACCAGTAGGTGTTGAGTATAGTTCCTGAATTTTAAAAGTTGACAAATTTTCCAATCTATTCAGTTTTATATAATGTATCTAACAAATTTTAAGGAGGTACAAAGTATGGAACTAAAAGGATGGGAAAAGTTAAAAAAGGAAAATGTGGAGATTTATAAGCAGTATTTGAATAGCTGCAAAAGTAGCAACTATGAAACATGGGAAACGACTTATTCCACTTACATCAGTAATTTCAAGTTATTCCTTATATGGTTTCAAGAAAATTATAAAAATAGGTATTTATTGAGTAAAGACACACTGATGGAAATGCCTCAAATTATGGAAGAGTACAGAAACCATTGCAGGAGTTTGGGGAATAGCAAAAGGACTCTAATGAATAAAACAACATCAGTTAGTAGTTTTTATTTATGGTGTGTTAGAAGAAATAAATGCAGGTTTCACCCGTTTGATAAAAAACTAGACAGATTGAAATTTGCTGAAAAAGATAAGATTAGAAAGAACTATTTTTTAAATACTGAACAAATTCTTACTGTTAGACTTTTTATGAAATTTCAAAATAAAAAGTATGATATTCAAGATCGAATTTTATGGGAATTATTTTTAGACAGTGCTTGTAGAATTTCAGCAATTCAAAATTTAAAGTTGGAGCAATTAAGACTAGAAGAGGGATACTTTGAAGGAGTTAAAGAAAAAGAAGGTTATATAGTGAATGCTTTTTTCTTTGAGAAATGTAAAATTCTTTTAAAAGAATGGATTAAATTCAGAGAAGAGTCAGGAATACATAGTGAATGGCTGTTTATAACAAAATATGGAGATGAATATAGAAAGATGAGTCAGGGGACTATAAGAAACAGAGTAAAAAAAATGGGCTTAATTCTAGATATTCCAGACTTATACCCGCACTCTTTAAGAAAAACATCAATAAATCTTATAAACAATCTAGCTGGGTTAGGTGTTGCTAGTAGCTATGCAAATCATACAAGTAGTAATGTAACAAGTAAACACTATTTACAAAAAACTAATCCTATGGAAGTAAGAAATAATATTATTCAGCTTCGTAAAAAATTAGGAATATTTTAGAAAGGAGTAATAAAATAAATGACTAGTATAATAAATTTTTATAAAGGTACGGAATTAAAGTACTCAGTCTATTCAAATAGCTTAGAAGATGTAAAAAAAGATCCTAGAAGTTATTACCCTGAATATACTGAAGATATGTATATAACAGATCATTTTTTCCAACATCCTATAATAAAGAATAATGAATTAATAGAGATGACAAGAGAAGAAAAAATAGAAAGAGGCTTAGAAACAAACTTAGAAAATGGGGAATATTTAAAAAATAAGAAACTTATAAAAGTTCAACAGCCTTCTGAATATCATTTCTGGAATAAAGAAACAAATAAATGGGAATTAGATTTAGAAGGTTTAAAACATATTACAAGAAGAAAATTTAGACAAGTTCTATTAAATAAGATCTATGCTGATTTTAATTATAATGGGAAAATTTTTCAAATGGGGGAAGCTGATGAGAAAAACTTTTTAAGAGTAAAATCAGCAATAGATATAGCTACAACAAGTAATGATCCAAAAGCAATAATTGATGCTGTTAAGTTCTTAAAAGGTGATGTTCCAGAAGGTTTTGAAGAGAAAATAAAAGCAATTATAAAAGATAAGGTAACATTATCAGAAGTAATTCAAAATTTAAAAATAAATTGGAGGTTGAAGGACAATTCTGTTGATTCCTTTACTTTTGGAGAGATTAATCATATTTATCTTTTATGGATACTGCGTGGAACAGCTGCACAAGAGGAATATACGGTAGTGGCAACCAAAACAATGGAAGCTAAATCTTTAAAAGAATTGGAATCTATCGAATGGGAATAAAAGGAGTGGTGGAAATGTATAATTTATCACAAGCGAGCAAAAATATGATGAAAGGAGTACATCCTAATCTAGTCTCTTTTATAGAAGAGCTAATAGGATTAAGTCCTCATGATTTTAAAGTAACCTGTGGTATGAGAACAGCTGAAGAGCAGAACAAATTATATCAGTATGGAAGAACTATCCCAGGTGCATGGAGAACAAATTGTGATGGCTATAAGATTCAATCAAATCATCAAGAAAAGATTGATGGACTTGGATATGCTGTTGATATAGGTGTTTTAGTAAAAGAAAAGGCAAAAAAAGAGATTGAAGTAAATGGGAAAAAGGTAATAAAAGAATTTGAAAAAACAGTGTACAAAGCTGGTCCAAAAGATCTTCATTATTATAAAGATATCTATGAGACTGCAAAAAAACATGGACTGATAGAGAAATATAATATTGAGTGGGGTGGAGAATGGAAAAAAGTAGATGCTGTACATTTTCAAATCAGAGGAGCAGGGAAAATACCTTATAAAACAGTTTATAACAAATAGGAGGATTAGAAATGATAAACCAAGTAATTGCATATTTAAAAGGATTTAATCAAGAACAATGGCTATGGATAGCATTAGCAGGGGGAATTTTAGGATATATTATTTATAACAGAAAACAGTATATAAACTTATTTGATGCAGCTGTTATTGCCTCAGAGGAAAGCTTTAAGTATGGAGAGAATAAAAAGAAACTTAAGGCAGCATTAAAATTTGTTGAATATAGAACTGATAAACTACCCTATCCAGTTAGAATCTTATTAAGAAAATTTTTCAGTAGAAAAACAATAGAAAAAGCAATAGAAAAAGCCTTGCAAAAATTTTCTGATACATTTGGCATAGGAAGAAAAATAGATATTGAAGAAGCTGAGAATGATGAAGAATAAATTAAAATTAAAAAAAGTTAACAATATATTTAGTGTAGTCCTTGAGGACTATACTAAATATATCAAAGACTTTCCAATAATAATTCCAGCAGGATTTAGAACAGATGGAGCTAGTATACCTCTTATATTAAGACCTTTTTTTGAGAGATATGGGAAAAATACTGAAGCAGCTGTGATACATGATTTTTTATACTCTAAGTTCAATGACACAGGTATAAATAGGGAATTAGCTGATAAAATATTTTTGTTCATCTTGAAAGAAAATGGAGTATCTTACAGAGTTAGAAAGGTAATGTATAAGGCTGTGAGGATGTTTGGAGAAGTCTTTTGGGAGAAAAAACTTAGAAATGAAGGATATAAGAATCAAGCTATAATTGATAGAACAGAAGAGGCAAAGCTATATTATAGTGAATGGGAGAAAAAATTAGGAAAACTTTAGGAGATTAAAATGGGGAAGATGAATGGGTTATTTGAACACTGGTTTATAAGAGGTACAATTGGCTTTATATTATATTTATTAGGTGGTTGGAGCAAATCACTTGAAATAATGATGACATTTATAATAGTTGATTATATAAGTGGATATTTAAAGAGTATCTATAAGAAAGAAATATCATCTAAAAAAGCTTTTAGAGGGATTATAAAAAAAGCCTCTTGTATTTTGGCTGTTATAATAGGTGCTTCACTTGATAAATTAATAGAAGGGACTCCTATAAATATTCCAATTAGCTTATTCAATGTTCCTCTGTCTTTTAAAGAATTAATAATATTTTCAGTAATAGGGAATGAAGGAATAAGTATAATTGAAAATTTGGGAGAAATGAATTTCCCCTTTCCTTTATTTATTAAGAAGTTCTTCAAGCAGTTAAAACAGCAAGACGAGCAAGATAAAGATAAAAATTAAAAGGAGTATTCAAACTCCTTTTTTGTTTAGTTCAAAGATTTATTTTTATCATTTTATTTTGACATGAAATTATCATTTCATTTTGAAATTTTTATCATTTTGTTTTGTGTCTTACAACAAGTTGATTTTGTTAGAGGAGCAACTATGTCTAATGGAGGTAAGTCAATTATTGCTTTACTTTCTACAACAGCCGATGAAAAAATATCAAGAATAGTTTTTACTTTTGAAGAAGGGGTTCCTGTTACTACAAGTAGAAATGATGTTGACTATATAATTACAGAGTATGGTATTGCTCATTTAAAGGGTAAAACTTTAAGAGAAAGAGCAAAACTTTTAATAGAAATAGCTCATCCAAAATTCAGAGAAGAGTTAAGAAAAAGAGCTATAGAAAAATTTGAAATATTATAATAATAAAGGCTAGAGCGGGATTATTGCTCTAGCCACTTTTAATTAAGTTATCAATGGGAGTAAATAACTTAACT